ATTTCGATAATGACCCGCTTAGGTATGCGGACGGTTATGTCTCTGCAATGTATCCAGTTTCCCGCAAAGGCAGGCTATCTCCCCTTGACTTGGAGGTAGCTGCGGGTTCGTTTCACAAGTCCGGACTAGGGTTTCCGGTGGTCTCTTCGAATGTTGAGAGGTACTTTAACGAGGTGCTGGGAATCTCAAGGAAGATTTGGGATTCCGACTGCGATCTTGGCTGGGTCGCCGTTCTTTTTGGGTTAGCGGGCTACAGAGGACAACCTCTAGGCCCCCCCCATCCGGATTTAAATCCCGGCAATTATTCGAAGACTAGGCTCATCTATATGATGCCTCGCGCGTTGGCTAATCTGGAGAAGACGATCCAGAAGCCCCTATTCGACAATTTGAAGTACACCCCTGCGTACTGTGCGTGGCTTAGCTCCCACGCCGTCGATGTGGAAATGACGCGTCTCCTTTCATCGGGGAAGCGGATACTTTCTATTGACTTTAAGCGGTTCGATACTTCGATACCGAATGAGGTCTTGACGAAAGTGTACAACATCTACCGCTCGTGGTTCGTACCGGAAGCTGATCCTCTTATTGCGTTTGCTGAGGAAGTCGTTAAGAGGACTGGCATAATCATTCCAGACGTCAGCGGAGAGGGATCTGACTATGAAGTCCTCCCTGGAGCCGCGCGTACTGGGGGTATGCCGTCAGGTTGCGTGATGACCAACATGACAGATAGTAATGTCAACGCTTGGGTGATGGCCTATACTGCGAAGAAGTTGAAAACAACCATCCGCGCAGGTTACTTTCAGGGGGATGATGGCGCGATCATTTTCGATGGTGATCCGTCTTTGGAGGACATCGCTGGCGTACTATCTACTACGTTCGGAATGACACTCTCTGTCGATAAATGCTCCTATGAGAGGGGTTCTGTGCAGTTTCTTCAGAACTTTCACAGTCTCCAATTTATGGAGGATGATCTCGCCAGAGGGATCAGACCTATCATGCACGCTGGCAACGCCATGGCGTCGTATGAGCGTATGGATGACTCTGAGTGGCGTAGTGATGATTATGAGACGATCAGACTCTGTCAACAAGCCGGGTACTGCCTTTATCACCCGTCAGCCACAGAACTCTGTGACTGGTTGATGGAGAATGATTTGTACGCTAAGAGCATTCTCCGTAGGGTCAAGAGAGACCCTGATTTCTATGCTAAGGCGTGTGAGGCAGTGAGGAAGAAGGACTCCAATAGTCAAAAGGGGTTCTCTCCGCAGTCGCTTTGGGCTTCTCCCGTGTTTCAGTATATGCTTTCGAAGGCTTAACACCTGTTCAATCGGATTATTGGATAACTACCAGATCATGCCGTCGTGATTCGTTCGTTGTGGGATTGCTTGGTCTCATGACATTGTAGTGGTTATTACCTACCGGCGGGGTGCCGGAGTGGACACGGACTTGTGTCAGTTGCGAGGTGTATTATGTTCCCGGGAGCTTCCCTAGCCATTCGGAATGCCGTTGATTCCGCCGTGAAGCAGGCACTCAACGGCCAGGACTTGCGACGTGACTTAGACTATTCGATAAGGGTCGAGGTGCACATCTCATCGGGTGAGATAAAGGCGAGGGCGGCATTGGCTGTGCTGCCGAAGATCGCCGGTGTATTATAAACATCTCTTTTAGATAGATAGGAGGGCGCACGAATGAACCTTTTTGGTCCTTTTGTTACCGATGTGGAGTGGTGGTACACTAGCGGTTTGACCTCAGCCCCGGTGGGAGGGATTTGGTCGAACTATGTTGTGCCAGTCATGGGATTTCTCGGCGGATTTATTGCGGTAGCCGCCGCCTGTTATCTGCTCTACTCGCTGTGTTACTCGCTATTTCGTAGGGTTCCCACAGAGCGAGTGGCAGCGCTGTTAACGTCGTTCCTCGGCGTGGTTCAGTCCACAGTCGTTGGAGCACGGTCTATCTACGTCGGCTTAAGTGGGGTCGTTGGGGGCTTCTTCCCAGCGGCCCAGCACTACGCTGACGCTTTGTCAGGACACTACCGCGCTTTTCGTCGTGGCTCGGTAGCTTATCGCAGAGAAAAGCGACGTTTTCTATAGAGTGATTGGGGTGTATTATGGCGAGGCGATCTCGCAGAGCATTGGTGGTCTCTAATGGACGACAAGGCCGACAGCCGCTTGGCGATATCAGGCGTCGTTCTGACTGGGTCTCCGGTGGGGGGGTGATTCTTAATTCTGCCCCCACCGTGATTTCGGCCGTCTCGAGTTGGGGTGGTACAAGTGGAGCACTTGCCACTACCGCCTCAGCGACGTGGCAGGCCGTGACTTTACCGACCGCTGCCACAGCGGCCAACGCGCCTCCAGGCGTTGGAGAGTTGGAGGTGGACGAGGTGATGGGTTCAATCTTCGTTCCCTTCGCAACAGTGGCTGGTGTCTATATCATCGGAGTAGGCATTTACGTCTCAAAGTATGATTCGAATCGAGGTAGCTGGGATACTCGCGCCATCGCGAACTCGACGGGTCCGGACGCCACACGTGACGACTGGCTCTTTCTTCGAGTGATGGTCGTGATCTTTCCAGGCGTCTCGACGGTCATACCATCGGGTATCGAAGTCCCGCTGGCGATCGGTCGGCCAGTTGTCATCGGAGGCGGTGAAGCGATCCACGTCACAGTGGATAACCTCACCGCAGCCGTTGCTGGAGTTATCTCACCCATCGCGTATTTCCGTACGCGTATCTCCAACATCACC